AACATGGACGCTGGCAATGGTGTCGTATCGTTTTGTAACGTGAAGACTCACCACTTGAACGTCATCCTTGTAGACAATCCCATTCATAGCATCGAGAAAAGCCTTAGCTGTATTGTCCAAGTCGGGTTTGTTAGGTCGCTCCAAACGATTTAAACAATCTTGGCGGCGCTTTTTTGAGTAACTGGCGGGGATAGCATGGTTCGCATAGATATAGACCGCCACAGGCGTTTCTAGTGGCTCTGATGACCCCATTGCTTCACGGGCCTTGTCTGCAATCAGCTTCTCATAATCAACTGTTTTCTTTGGTGTGTAGGTGCGGCCTTTTGCAAACCTTGGGCGCTGCTTTCCAACAGGATCGCCCTCTACGTTAAAAATTACTTGGAACATTATTCAAGCTCGCCTTTTTGTAACTTAACCATGTAAGACAGAATTCGTTCAACAGAACCTCTACCGTAAACACGCTCCAACCATTCCATGCGAACAGGTGTCAGTACTTTTTGGCCTGTTGACTCGTATGTGCGGTAAAGAACTCTCGCTTCACCAAGCTCGATCTGGTATCTGTCACCAGGATTTGATACCTCTTTTCTGGAATAGGCCACAGTGTTTACCCTTAGTACGGCATTGGGTTAAGTGAAATCAAGCCCCACTTCATTTGCGGGTACTTGCGAACAATGTTGAGCTTCTGAAGTCTGGTAATGGCGTACCAGACTTGCTTTGTTGTCCAGAAGGTGATTTCTTCTATCTCTTTGCTGGACAGCTCACCGTGTTCTAACAGGCGTTTGAGGGCATAAGGGCGGGTCATTTGTACTTTGCCTTCAGTTCTTCAAGCATCGCTCTGGCTTTGGCTTTTGCGGCCTCAGTAGCTGCAATCTCAGCCTGAGTTCTTTGTCTTGTAATCTGAGGAACAGGCTTGACAGGAATCTCTGGGCCAGCATTGCAAAGGTTGCGGAACTTGATAGCACTCGGAACAAAGTCACCATCAAGGCTGTCAATCGCAAAGTCCATGCTTGGCCTGTATGTCAGGAAAGTCCCAAGTTGCTTCTTCCACTCTTGACGAACCAGACCAGGATCAACACCATCAAAGTGTCGAGCAAAGGAAGACCCGTAAATTGCCATCATGCGGCCAAAGATGTAATCAAGACCGTCATCAGGCGAACAGAAATCAGTTTCCAAGTAAGCGGACATTGTTGTCACCTCCGATAAGACCACGGGTAAGACCTGAAATAACCTTCTGGTTGATCTGGCCTGTCTTGCTCATGCCTTGCTGGTCAGGCTTGACCCACTCGGCTTTAAATGACTGCCAGTTTCTCAAGACAACTTCTCTTAAAGCGTCATCAAGCGACCAGCCAGCGATTTGCGCTTGCTTGGCAATGCCATCAATAACCGTCTGAGTGACCTGCGCCTTCTTAGCTTTCCTGTGCTTAACAAAGTCTTGCCAAACAGATTCTGAAACGCCGACAGGCGTAGCAACGACAGTTGCTCTCTTCTTGTGTTCTGTGTCTTGTGTTATGTGTTCTGTGTTGTGTGTAGCATTGCCTTCGGATTGCGTTGGCAATGCGTTCGCATCCTTCTGTCTGCTCCATCTAGCCTTTGCACTCTCACTTGCTTTCTGAGACTTGTCACCAGCCTTTGCCAATTCCTTGTTGGCACGATGGTGAATCCACCCATCATCAGTGCGCTCGAAATACTCTCGCAATACGACTGCAATGCAATCGCTATGCGAACGCATACGAATCTGTCTTGCAACCTCTGATTCATCAAGAGGAATTGGAGTTTCGTGTAGGTAGTACCAATCGAGCAAACGCCGATAGGTCAGATCTTCCATCTCCGAAAGATGTTCGGTATGGCTTTTGTAATCGCCAATGTTGAATTGGTAATAGTGCATCTCTGCAACCCCATAAAGTACCCCTGAAAGAAACGCACGGCAGGTGGGGGTCATCACTTTTCCCGAGGCTCATGACTTCCTCGGTAGCCGGGTTTCAGATAACTATATCACTTCTTTGGTGGCTTGCCAAAGTATTGTTTAGTTCCGTCAGGATTGTCACGCTTTGTGATTGTCCAGCCGTGATTACGAACCATTCGGGCCATCTTACTGTGAGGGCTGGTTGTCGGAAGATAACGGGCTATCTCCGCTGCTGTCGTGCCTTCCTTCTTGGCTAACAATACCTTGATGCGTTCCGTCTGGCTGACAGGCTTCTTTTTGAACAGTGACATCATCTGACTTCTCCTTGCCAAAAATGGCGTTCCAACGGTTTGAAAAATCCTCTGCGGTTACAGAGTACGGACGGGGCGAACTACCTTTGCTCATTTAGGTGATCTCTTGAAGGTTTGCTTTTTAGGCGTAGCGTGACCAACGTGCCAGAACTGGCAATGAGGGCACTTGTAGGCTTGCATGGGGCTATCCCTGCGTCTTCCTACGATAACCAGTGCAAGCTCCTTTGTTGGCAGTTTGTCTTTACCCTGGCATTGTGAAACGGAATCTGTTTTGTAAGTCATGCTCGGCTGTAGGCGATAACCTGAATTGGGATGTTGTAGTTCAGTGGCTTACCTTTGTTCTGTGAAGCAGCCAGCTCAGACTTGTTGAAAAGACCCTTTGCGATAGACAAATCAAACGCATTGCCACGGCTTTTAGGTGTTCCGTCTTCCCACACTGATTTTGGCATTTCACTTGGAATTGTTCTGCCTGTCAGCTTATAGAACACATGGTTCTTCCCCTCTTTGTCCATCTTTACTTTGTCTTCAGTAATCACGCCATCACGCAAAAGCTCATCACGGATGATTGATGAAGATACTGTCCATCTGCCCATCTTGGCAATCTGTCGGTGTGATTTGCCTTTGGCGATGTAGTTCAAGTATCTTTGTTTGTCGTCAAATTTGCTCAATGTAGATTCTCCTGTTGTAAAGATGTTCCAGCGTGACGATCAGAAGTGCTTTGGTTGCCGCATCTATATCGCCTGGGTGGTCGGTGTAGTGTTTGACCAGTGAAAGCGCATAGTCTAGCAATGCTTCACTGGCCTCGTACTCGTCTTTGTCATGTGTGTTCATAGCGCAAAGATTACATGGAAAAAAGCATCTGTCTATTAGGGTTTGTACGGATGTTTTTTTTGTTTTAGGGTCATAAGATAGAGGCTCAACAACTTAGGAGCGTCCATGAAAATTGAGTTTACCCGTGCTGAAGTTGAGAAGATTCTTCTTGACTACGCAAATAAGATGGTTGAGGGCTACGGCTTTAATAGCGTTGAAGCCAACAGCTATACAGGTATGCCATCAAGTTTTGAGATAACAAAGGAAGAAGATGAACACACAAGCACTGAGTAAGGTTCGCAGCTTGTTCTGCGTTCAAGGTGTGCCAACACACATACAGCGTCACAATTGCCGCCAGTGGGTCAAGTCGATCCGCCACCTGGGTGACAAGTGGCTTTTGGCTCAACCCATCAAGAGGCCACAATGACAGACTTTGAAGGCGTACAATTCTGCGCTTACTGCTGTGAAGAGCGAGGAGACAAACGCTCTTGCTGTCAGGAAAATCACTGGGTCGAGTATGAAGACCTGGATGAAGAAACTAAAAACTCACTGAAGGAATCAAAATGAATGTCTATCAAAAACTGAATGCTGCTCGGGCTGAATTCCACAGCATTGAACTCAAGAAGTCAGGCCACAACAAGTTTGCTGGTTACAAGTACTTTGAACTTGGCGACTTCATCATCCCCGCCTTGGAAATCTTTAAAGAAGTTGGGCTGACAGGCATCATCAGCTTTGGCAAAGAAACTGCTGATCTGCGGATTGTCAACAACGAAAAGCCAGAAGAAGTGATTGTCATTGAATCGCCAATGTCCAGCGCAGCTTTAAAGGGCTGTCATGAGGTGCAAAACCTTGGGGCAGTACAAACATATTTGCGCAGGTACTTGTGGGTTGCTGCGCTTGAAATTGTTGAGCATGATGCTCTTGACTCATCCAAACCTGTTGAGAAAGTCATCATCACCCCATCACAAGGTATTGCAGACAGCATTCCTCCAGAGGAAATGCAGTACCTCCAAGAATTAGCAATCGAGTTGGTTGCTAACGTAGCTGAAGGCAACCCAAAACAAGCACTGACACGGCTTGATTCGGAGGCGCTAGAGGCAGATCAAAAGGTCGCTTTGTGGTCACTGCTGGACAGCAAGACCCGTTCGGCCATCAAAAAAGCAAAGGAATGAAATGCAATACGACAACAGCAATCGCGGAGCCATCTTCAAGAATGAAGACAAGCAGCAAGACAACCACCCAGACTACAAAGGCAGTTTGAACGTCAATGGCGTAGACCTCTGGGTGTCAGGATGGCTTAAAACAAGCGAGAAGACGGGTAAAAAGTTTCTGAGCCTGTCTGTCAAGCCTAAAGACGCAGCGCCCGTTAAACAGGCTTCTAAGCCTAAATCTAGCGGGTTTGATGATATGAATGATGACGTACCATTTTGAGAAACCAACATGAAAAAAGCAATCATCGGTGTATACCTGGCAACACTTGCCACAATGACTTGGGCCAGTTGCACAACCAACACTTACTACATCAACGGCAAGATGACCACTTGCACTGTTTGCTGTACGCAGTTCGGTTGCACAACTAGCTGCTTCTGATTTACGGGCCTGAAAGCGGATGCTGGCGGTATGTATCTCGTCCATACGTAACACCAGTGCAGCGAGTAAGGCCCACCTATCAAATTTAAGGATGTATAAGGCTGTCTATTAAACTCCTTATATCTTTTAACATCTCAACAAGATAATTCCATGACTTTTACACTTGAACCAAATGAAGCCGCTTTTATTGTCCGTGTGCTTGGACAATTGCCAACAGAATCAAACGCATACCCACTGCATCAAAAACTTGTTGCTCAGTTCAAAGAACAAGAGGGCGAACAAGAAGTGATGCAAGTTGGAGGTACTGATTGATGAAAGAAACACAATCTTTTGGAATGACAGAGTTCCAGGTCATGCAGTGGGCTGAAGCCAGAGGCATCTATGAAAACGGTACAGCACTAGGCCAAGCCAGCAAGACCGTTGAAGAAGCCTGTGAGTTGTTGGTAGCAATTGCCAAGAATGACAAGGCTGAGATTGCTGACGCCATAGGGGACTGTATGGTGGCACTTACCAATGTAGCTGTTCTTACAGACCTCGATCTAAGGCAATGCTATTACAAGGCATTTAAAGTGATTGAGCATCGAAAAGGTCGAATGAATGCTAATGGAGTTTTTGTAAAAGACTCTGTATAATTTCCACATCACTGGGGAGTGATGTTCTAGTAAGCCCATCAAGGCAGTCTGCACCGTACTAGCGGTGTCTCCCCACGGTTAAAACCCGAGACTGTCTTTGTGGGCTTTTTTGTTGCTGGGGAGCAATATGGATAGCAGAGTTAAAAACATTGTTGGATGTCGTTTCGGTTTTTGGACTGTCAAAAGTTATTTTGATAGGCATAAAACACACACAAGATGGCTGTGCGTATGTGATTGCGGATCAGAAAAAATTGTTATTGGCGACTCTTTGAAAAAAGGCTTGTCAAAATCTTGTGGCTGCAAACAATATGAACTAGCCTCATCAAAAAACACAAAACACGGCATGGCTAGCACGCCTACATACAAATCTTGGCACGCAATGATTCAAAGAACACAAGGCAAAGGAGGCCATGAATCTTATGTTCTGAGAAATATCTCAGTGTGCAAGGAGTGGTTTGTTTTTGAAAACTTTGTTGCAGATATGGGACTTAGGCCAAAAGGCAAAACCCTTGATCGAATAAACAATTCCCAAGGCTATTCAAAAGAAAATTGCAGGCGGGCAACATCATTGCAACAAAGTAACAACAGACACAACACTATATTTGTTGTTGTCAATGACGAAAAATTGTCTTTGTCCGAGGCTTGCAAAAAATACAACATTGGAATCAGTTGCGCAAGACATAGACTAAACAGGGGTATGTCTCATCAAGAGACATTTACACAACCAAACATGAATATGAGGAGTCGTGATGCTTTGTAACGCTTGCCAACCATTTGGCTCTTGTGGAGGCACTAACTTGTGCCCAGAGTTTAAACAGTCAGAGTTCAAACCATCTGCTCTTGATGTGCAAATTTCGGGCAATCACTACAAAGACAAAGGCATCCAGCCAATTGTCTACATCCATGCAAACAATCTAGGGTTCTGTGCCGGAAATGTTGTGAAGTATGTGACTAGGTACAAGGAAAAAAATGGTGCTGCTGACATCCGCAAGGCCATTCACTACCTAGAGTTGCTGCTGGAATTGGAGTACAAGAATGAACACCCTGCCGTTTGATTACAGTAGGTGTGATCCAGAGTTGCCAGACTCACACTGCAAGAACTGCCGTAGATGGTTTCATCACCCTGAACAGGTGAATAATCCTCACGGGCAGTCTGTTGTTAGTGTGGAGTCCAGCAGCTCAGAGTCTTGCGTATATACGCCGATCAGCCTTCTAGAACGTCCAAAACGTGCTTGATGTGCTTCAGGCGGTCATCTAAACCGATTGTGCCGCCATTGATCTTCTTGGTCATGGCGACATAATCTTTTGCATCGGCCTCTTTGTTCAGGCCACGCTTATTCCAGAACCATGCAGCACTCAAAGCAGCATACTTTGGAGACAACAAAAGGTCAGGCGAATGAATGAAATCTTCACGCAAGGCATCGCCACACAAAGTGTAATTGTCCTTGCCAGTCAATTGGATCAAGCCTCTTCCCTTGTACAAGCTGCCTTCCTCAGTCTCTTCAGTCCCATTCCCCATTCGACCACCGTATACCTTATTTGCGATCTTGTCGGGATTGCGGTGATACGGTTGTGCTGCCTCAAGATTAGGGAAGCGGCTAGGCCAGACACGGCATAAAGCCTCCGCTGAGTAGTTAAGGTTCTCTTGCAGGGTCTTGAAGTTGCCAGACTCATGAGCGCATTGACCAATGAAAGCAGCTATACGCAGTGGTGTGTTGATCTCGTACCGCTGCATGGCCTCGTTCAAAGGCTCAAGCCAGTCATCGTCAATCTTCAGCTCTTTAAGTTGTTCAGCGGTAATCACTTTGCGTCCTTGTCTTTGCTTGTTTTGTTGCCCATGATTTTTGCGCCTTTAGCTCTGTTCTCCAGCCAAGGCAAAACCTGCAAGTTGTCTTGATGGTGTAAACCGCCTTTGCTGACGGGAATGATGTGATCTACTTCATGTTTAACGCCTGTAGCTTGTGTCAACCGTTTTGCCTCTTCATAAAACCAAATTATTTTTGCTTTATCTGCGTCTGGCGGTGTTAAACATTTAATTTTCCGAAGTCGAGCATAGGCTCTTGCTACGTAGCCTTGTTTGTTTCTTTGGTACTCTGCCCTTCGCAACTCGGGGCGTTCTGCGTAATACTCTTGCTTTCTAGCCTTAACTGCGGCAGCGTTTTGTTCACGATATTTTTTGTCTGACGCAGATTTCATCAGCTTGTACTCAGGCGTCAACCGGCGGGCGGCATCCTTTGCCGCCAACTTTTCTTTGTTAACTTCGGCCCATTGTCGTTGGGCCACCGAGTATTTGGCACGCTTTTCTTTGCGCTGAGCGTTAACACAATCGCGGCACCAGCTATGCAACCCATCTTTTGCCTTGCCATTTGTCGAAAAGCTAGTATGCGGTTTTTGTTCGCCGCATTTTGAACATAATTTCACTTCTTCCCTCGTATTTCAGCAATCTTTTCGAGACTGCGCGAACCAAAATATGCCCCAAAAACCAGCATACCCCAATTCCCCAAAAGTTGGACGTATGACTCGTTGGCGTTATACCCAAACGCGGACATCATAGCGAAAGTAAAGTAACCCGTAAATATCGCAATCAAACTCATCGGGCGAATGTTCTTGGATAGCCAAGAATCAGAAGCCATGTCTGCTTTCCAGCGGTCTGATACGTTGTTTTGCTCAGTCTCAAATAGCTTGGTGTCGTTAGCCATCTTTGCCAACTCACCGTCCTGCTGCATCTTCAGCAACTCAGCCTGAGCTTTTGCTTTGGCCTCTGGGTCAGGGATCAGCTTATCAATAAGTTGAGAGCCGACATTAAGTAGGGCTGTCAGTGGGAGCATCTTGCACCTCTTTTGGTTCTTGTTTAACAACAGCACTCACGGCACGTTTACCCATGATGCCGCCAATGCCGCCAACGATCAGCAGAACAATGTCGTTCAGCATCTTGGTGTATGCCTGGTCAATCGGAGCCATTGCCTTAATCGGTTGCTCAACAAACGTCACTGAGTAGAGCAAAGCGCCAACAATGAATGACAGGATCAGAGTGACAGCAACAACCACAAAAGCCCATATCCTGACTTCAATAGCGTCTGCTGATAGACGTTCACTCGGCTGGTTTGACTTGTTCAATTTGTTTCTCCAAGACAGGCGCAATGATGTATTCAGGGCAAGTTTGCGAAAACTGGCAAATCGGCTTTTGACAAAACTCTTTATGAAAGTTCTGCGGGTTTTGGCATTGGTATCTATAAGTAGGTTCACAGCCAGCCAGTAAAAACAGGATTAGAAAAAGTCGCTTCATTGCTTCATCCCATACATGACAAGGTAGACACCAAAGCCAACCAGCAAGAATATGACAACAATGCCACCAACAACAATCAGGATTTCAACAAGCTCTTCACGTTCTTGCTTGGCTCGTAAAGCACGGTCACGGGCAAGCTGTGCGTCAATCTTGTCTTGCTTATCCATCTCAGCCACTCGGACCATGATGGAGTTCCAAACATCCATGTTGTTCGGAAAGAATAATCCCTTAACTTGCTCTTCAAAGTCTCGTTGTGCCTTCAGATCAAGCTCGATTTGAACAGCTTGGCCCATGTTAGAGCCACCCTTTTTCTTGGCATCCTTCAGGGCTTTGGTGACTTCATGCTTTTGCTCAAAGTACTTACCAAGCAGCGGCCCAAGGCTGCGAACATCATCCGCTGTTTTTGAGGCTTGCTTTATCAGAGAAACCGTTTTCTGGACAGCGGCCATCGCTGTCAGGGCTAGTGTGATCGGTTCCATTACTTCAGCACCTCAAAAAACACCTTGGCGCACCAAACGATGAGGCCAACAACAAGGGACGCTGCAACAAAGCTAACGGCCCAGTCTCTCATTGTTTGTCTGCCTTACCGTCTAGCTTGTCAAAGATTTGCTTGAGGATTGCTTTGACCTCTGCAATGTCTGACCGATAGTCATCCTTGGCAACATAAACATGCGGCAAGTCGCTAACCTTGTCTTCTAGCTTCTGAATCGTGCGGGTCAAGTTGTTGATGACATAGACCGCCAAGCCCCCTGCAACTGATACGACTAAGTTGAAAAGCTGTTGATTGTCCATGTCAAAACTCGGCTAGAAAAGGTGGTTTATTTTATGCTGACCAAGGTGTGCCAGTAGCTTTCTTAGGGGCTTTCTGTTCGGCAATGTTTGCGGCCAAAGCAGCATCAACAGCAGCCACACCTTCCTCGCCCAAAGAGGCTTTGACCCACTCAACCACTTGAGCTTCTGTCAGTTGGTCATAAGGGATGTAGCTCTCACCGGGTTGCTCTGTGAAGCCCACTGTGGAGTAGGTCGAGGCATAGAAGTCGCCATCGGTCTGTGATGCGGTGTAATGAACGGTGACGACAAAGCCATCAGCGGTCAGGCGGTCCATGTTAGTGATTTTGAATGTGGTAGTCATGATGAGTCCTTTCGGGGGTTAAGGGTGAGATGCTTTGTAGGCATCAAATTCTGCTTTGAGTTCTTGGATGGCAGCGGTCAGTGTAGCCACCAAGAAGCTGGTGTCGATGCCTTGGTACTGCGGGTTGCCGTCAGCATCCACTGCGTCCTTCTCGCCAGTCACTGCTTGAGGGCAAACTTCAGCCAACTCGTGAGCAATGAAGCCTTCACCGTCAGAACCGTCTGCGTTCCACTTGTATGTGCAAGGTTTGAGCAATGCCACCTTTGCCAATGCGCCTGTCATGGGGGCAATGGTGTTTTTTAGGCGGTAGTCGGAGGAGGTGTTGTAAGCGACTGCGGTTGTGCCGTTCTGCGAAACAGAACCAATAGCCGATCCGTTATAGCCAAAGTTAATATATCCAGAACCGCTTACGTTTGATGTTGAGTGATTGATTGTCAACACGCCACCATAAGAACTTGTTCCCGGCGTGAACTGCATACTTCCACTGTTGTTCAAGCCGCCTGCCGTAAATCCCACCAGCAAGCTACCATTTGCATCTAACGTGAGCGCCTGAGTAAAGCTAATAGCGTTACCTGCTGTGCCAGAGCCCGCAATGTTCCACTCATACGTTGAACTGTTGGCATTAAGCGTATGCAAAAGCGCAGGGCCGCTGCCAATGTACCTATATGCGCCGCTTCCGTAATACGCATTAGCAAGAATTCGCGCTCGATAACCTAAGCCAACATCCCCGGCAAAAGCTGCGCCACTGCCTATCTGGAAGCCGAACATGGTTCCGGTTGCCCAAGCACTCGGAGTAACCCCCAAGCCGAGGTTGCCGGAGCCATTTAAGAACAGCGCGCCACCAGCACCCATTTTTAAGCCGTAGCCGTCAGCATCAATAACCACTTGGTCGCTGGTGTTACGCAGAATCAAAGCGATTGATGTTGTGTTTGCTGCGTTTCGAGCTGACAACGAATAAGCGTTGGAAAGCAGGATGTTACCGTCTGCCACTTGCAACTTTGCAGAAGGCGAACTCGTCCCAATACCCAGACCTGTGCTGGTCAGGCGCATTTGTTCGGAGCCAGAGATGTAGCTGCGAATTGAGGGGTCTGTGCCAACCAACTGAATACCAGCGCGAACGCTTCCAGCGGAGCCTCCGTTATACGAATACAAGATTGGAGAGCCGGGTGAGGCAATGTCGGACGGAACTGTCATCGTTGTCCCATCAAACGTCAGCGCAGACCCAGTGGTCAGGACTTTGGAGCCGTTGAGGTAGGCCACGCCGTTGGCTGTGCCGCCGTTATGCGTAACAGTTGAGGATGTTGTCAGGGTAGTGAAAGCACCAGCAGCAGCAGTTGTAGTGCCCACAGGGCCGTTAAACGAGTCACCAGCAGTACCAGCCTGGAAGTCCTTCAGTTGGGCCATCAGTTCACGGATAGCATCGTTAATGCCACTCGGGGCACAATTTTCTGCAATGTTTATCCCATCAATGTCCGTATTGTTCGCAGGATTTGCGGAAAACTCTGAAATTTTTACCTTTGCCATTTAAAGCTCCTTGTTAGGGTTTACCCTGATTTTACGCTTGAGCGGTTGACAGGGCAATTTGTTTATGAAAGAATGATCGTAGGTTTAGACCTTGGGCGTACCAGGCCTTCAAAGTTCTAAGCCACTGGCTACCCCTTGGATGTTCGCACTGGTACTGCGGGTGTCCAAGGGGTTTTTCTTTGGTGGACTTATGGAAATTACTCAGCAGTTTTTGCATGAAATCTTTGAATACCGTGACGGTCATCTGTTTTGGAAGGTTGACCGTAGAGGCAATAAGGTCAAAGGCAAACAAGCCAGCCGACTTAAAAAGAGCAACGGCTATCAGGAAGTAACCATCAACAAAAAAAAGTACTATGCTCACCGCATCATTTTTATGATGTTTTATGGTCGATGGCCTGAGCAAGTGGATCATATTGATTGGGATAGGTCTAACAACTTGATTTCAAATCTTCGTGAGGCAAACAATGCGCAAAACAACAGGAACACAAAACTTCGAGTGACAAATCAAACTGGTTTCAAGGGCGTTTCTTACTACAACTCAATCAAGAGATATGTTGCAAAAATTACAGTGAACTACAAAGGGATTCATCTTGGTTGCTTTGACACTCCTGAAGAAGCACATGAGGCTTACAAAAAAGCCGCGCTGGAATTGCACGGCGATTTTGCAAGGGTTTCATGATTACTGGATTCCCATCAAGTTGCGTTGCTGTTCTTCCAAGTCTTGGATTGACAGCAAACCACCCATAGTTGTTGCTGGAATGGCTCTCATTCGACCGCCAATAACTTGAGGAGATTGGCCCATACGCATCATGTTTGTAAGATCGTCCACAGTAGCACGGCGCATGTTTGTTGCGGCCATTCGTGACGCAGCAGCTCCGCCAGCCAATGGGATACCAATAGCAGGAGCCATGACGCTAACGCCACCAGTAAATAAACCGCTTACAGGGCCAGTAGGTGCAAACCTGCCAAAAAACTTCAGCATATTTTGCATTGAGTCGCCTTCAGCAGCTTTTGTGATTGCTTGGCGCTCGTCAGCAGTAAACAGCCGCATCTTTTTGTCGCTCTTTGCCAATTGACGCAATTGTTTTGCCAAAGAGTTTTCTTCTCCGGACTGCGTAAATTTGCTTCTGTCCAGCTTGGCTTCTGCAAGCATGTCTTCAAATACTTCAGCTTTTTTCATGCGGGAGTAAGCGTTACGTGCCTCCTCCCATGTTTTGCCAGCGGCTTTAACATCACCAGCAGCAATGTCAGACTTCGGCACGTTCAACAAATAATTGTCGTATTCGTCCAGCAAAATTGTTGCCAAACGCTTTTCTTCAGGATCAATGCTTTTTTGACCAGCACGAATCATCTTGCGCAAAGCCTGAATTTCAGTCCAATCCTTAGGCTGCGCAGTAGAAGTCAACTCTGAAATTGCACCTGAAATCTTTGGGTATCCAGTTGGGGTATAGCCTTCGCTTCGTAAACCCTTGGCGATGGAATCCATTGATTTTGTAAAAGCATCATTTTTTAATTGGATGCCGGACTGCTCAAGCATTGCGTAACGATCAGAAGCGATTCTGTCCAGCAATTGAGATGAGGCCGCTTGTTCTTTTTGGGGGCGCTTGATGCCTCCAGCAGCACCAGTTGCAAGTGTTGCGCCAGCAGCAGCCAATGGATTCCCAGTAGCCTCCATAACCGTCTGACCAGTGGCAGCAGCAGTTGGAGTAACAACCGCTTGAGTTCCTGGCGCAATAGCCATTTGACGAGAAACACCACCAGCAACAGTTGGAGCCAACTCAGCCCCACGGCGCACAAACTCTGGAACCGTTCTAGCCACACCAGTTAATGACTCTAGGCCGCTAGATACGACACGCTCAGTTGGAGTTTGAGTTTCTGGCGCAGCAGGTACACCAGCCATTGTCATAAGATTTTGCAAACCCTGAGATGTCGGCATAAGCCGTTTATCTGTAAACGGCGATGCAATCAAGTTTACAAGCGATGTAACGGCATCAGCAGCAGGAACAACCATTGAGCCAGCAACAGCACCCAAGGGGCCACCAAGCGAACCAACTTGAGCGCCAGCAAGTGTTGGAGCAATAGCGCGTGAAGCAATACCAAGACCACGCTCAAAAGACTCCATCAATGATGGCTGTGATTGAGCGCCTTTTGCCGATTCACTTTTTAACGCCATCAATCCAGCATCTGACATTTTTGTCAGATCACCAGATTTCAATGCCATCAAGTCATCGTCAGAAAGTTTAGTTAAGTCCATTATTTCTTTTCCTTTCTGCGTTGAATCTCAGCATCAATCGCACTAGCCGATGGCAATCCAGAAGAAATTGCGGGCTTTGGAATTGGGGCCGTAACTTGATTGACAGCGCGACCAGAAGCCACCTCAGCAGATTTCAACAAGTTCATCAGACGAGCCTGTTTTGTTCTTACTGTTTCTGCCTCATCTCCAACTTGTGGGAAGTATGACTTTTTATAACCAGCCAATTGCTCTCGGCTATAAGCTGCACCAGTACCCAATGTCAATGCAGCATCAAGCACATCTTCTTGCGCGGCTTCAACAACTTGGCGTTGAGCAGAATTCAGCTTGTTTGGCAGGAAATCCGTCCGAGATACAAAGCGCGCAATTTCTGCGGCAGTGTTCGGCATTGCGGCATTTGGATCAAGACCAATTGCCTCGTTCATTTGTCCAACACTGAAGTTCAAACGGCTTGCTAATGTTGCGGCTTTGCGTTCGCCTTCATTTGGCATATTCACGTTAGTGACAGGCCGCTTGTTTTCCTGCAAATTAAGATAAGCCTTCTGCTGTGGTGGCGTGAGTTTTTGGAAATCTTGAAACTCTTTTATGGAGCCAGAAGGAGCGTCTGGAGCAGTGTAAAGCACATCCATTGAGTCTTTATCAAGAACCACGTTTCCGACTGTCACAGTGTCACGCTTCTTTGTCCCAGCAACTTGCTTGATCTCACCGCCAAAACTTGGGATTTCATAAAGAACACCGCCAACTTCTTTGAACTCAGGGCGCATTGCTTTTTGCGATGCCATCAAGTCAGTTAAGGTCTTGCGCCCTTCAGGACTTGCTTGCAATACAGGCAGCAAAGACTGCAAGTCAATTCCAGCAGCACGACCAGCCACAGCAGGAATCATGCCCTCACCGACTCGCTGGCCCATGATGTCTTCACCATAAATCTCTTGAGCTGGTTGCGCAGCAATATTTGGCTGATAAGCGCCAGCAACAGCTCGGTCAATCAATGCTTGACGAGCCAAAGCCTCTTTCTCACGTTTGCGCTTCTCAAGCAAATCTTTCATCTGAAAGCCCTGCAATTGTTCTTGCAGTTGTTCTTGCATTGCGCCTTTGTACAGCTTCTGTCCTTGTTGCAAGCCTTCAGCAATAGACTGACCAGTGTTGCCACCTTGGAACAGTCGAGCGGCCAAGCCATAAAGAGCTTGTGCTTGTGCGTCATCACGGTTGCGCTGAATGTCGCCAGGACTCATGCCAAGAAGGCCAAGAGTCTCAGTGCCACCAGTGCCAAAAATGTCGAGTAGTCCAGCCATGATTAGTCCTTAAAGATACCGACCAAGGTCTTCATTCCCGTAGGAATAACCAGAGCCAAAGCCTCCACTACCGAAACCACTGAGAAAATTTGACCCAGCGTTCCATAGGTTGCTAATGCCAGTTGAGCCGCCAAGGTTCTTATATAAACCACCAAAAGTTGCAGCAGTGCCAAGAACTTTTTGCAAGTTAGATGTGTCAGCCGATCCGCTTTGTGTTTGGCTTTTCAATGTTGCCATTGGGTTGCCGTACACGCCAGACAAGAACGTAGCCAAGTTCTGTTGAGGCGCATTCTGTTGGAAGTTGAAACGAGCAATGTCAGCCGCAGTCTGTTGACCTGTGTAGCCTTCACGGGCTTGACCAGCAGCCAACAGGTTCTGGATGTCTTGATAGTCAGACTGAGCAAGCGCAGGAGCCATGCCAGCAGCAGTGAGCTGTCGAGCAACATCAGACGCAAATGTCTGACCAACACCACCAGTAGCGGCCAACTGTGTCGCCAGAGCTTGTTGATAGTTCTGACCCAAACCAGTTGCGCCAGCCATTTGGTTTGCAATGTTTTGTTGCGCCAATGCGCCCAATCGGCCTTGAGCAGACTCCTGCAAACCACGCTCTTGAGCGTAGTTCTGGTAGGCCAGTTGACCAGCGGTGTCGCTCAAAGACTTGGCAAGCTGACCAGAGGCGCGATCTTGCAGCGTACCCATTGCGCCAGAGCCATATCGGCCAGCCTTAGACGCAGCCGAACCAATGTCACCAATCGCAGTTTGGAATTGTTGAGTTGCAGCTTGTGCAGCAGGAGCAAAAGCACCCTGAAAGAATGGATTGCCACCCAAGAATTGACCGCCAGCAGTCGCCTGAGTGCCAGCCATTGCCGGATTCACAGAGCCACCCATCAAGCCTGTGAAGAACTGGTTTGTTGGGCTTGACGCAGCTTGACCGTAGATGTTCTGATACATCTGTGCAGCAGGGCTTTGCTGGCCTTGGATAGCGCCTTGGACAGCACCTTGAGCAGCACCGACCAGAGGATTGCCCTGCATTGCACGTTGCTCAAGAGCTTGCAATCCGGCTTGTGTGGTCTGTGATGGGCCAACGTAGGTTTGGCCTGGGTAGTACTGAGGGCCACCAGCCTGATAAAGCCGCTGCGCCTCTTGCAATCCGTAGCTCAGAAATGGCTGGATTGTTGGATCAACTTGTGTGGTGGTAGTGACCGCCATGATTAACTCCTTGAAGTCTTGGATTCCATAGCGGGTGATCCGATGGAATGATTATAGACAATTTCAGCCGACAACAACATAAGCATATGTCTTGTTGGCTGTTGAATTTGCGTAGTGCGTAACCACCGCGCTTCCCTTTGACTGCGAACTGACGTAAATATTTGAGTACGCCATTGGCGCAACGTATTGAGCCGTCAAGATTACAGCGGGAATTGCTGGTCTTGGAATTGCTCCGTCAGCAGCAAAATGCTCAAGAGTCACACCAACATCAGAAACAGCGCCAGCGATCTCAACATAATCGTTTGCAACCAGATCAAGGAAGATGTTCATTGATCCAATAATGTGGCTTGGACTCCCGCCACTTCTTCGTTGAGGCAAGCCAAAACGACTGCCAGAACGAACAACATCAGTCCCATTGATTCTGAACCAAATATCCGCATACTGGACATCGTTGGTGCTGTTTTGCAATTGCAGCGAATACTGAAAATTGTAAAGGCCAGCGTTTCTTACGTTGATGCGTGTGGTGTCGGACAGATAAATGCCGTTGCTTTCTTCTGTTGTGTCAAAAACAACAATGGCAGTTGTCCCAGCGCTTGGCGCTGTTTGGTCTGTGTTGTTACTGAATGCGCCATATGGAGCCGAGTCAGCTTCAGCAGCATCAGAAAACGGAATCAGAATGATCTTGCTGTCAGGACTGATGCGCTCATCGTAAATCGTTGTTGTTGACGCATTCCCGGTGGCAAGCGTTATTGTCCCGGTGTTGTTCGTCTTGCCGTTCATGATGCCGTTAACGACCTCAGACACAGCCCGAGGGTCGCTACCAAATGGGGGGAGTGTGCGGAATTGGTTCATCGCGTACCCTGCCCAGACAAATCAACATTCAACGACACAGCAGTTGTCCAGTTGTCGCCAGTAGGAACAACCTTGAACCGATGATAGTTTCCATTGGAGCGCAAGGACACGCGGTTTTCATAGTCAGCAGCGACCTGAGAGCCAAACGCTGGCTCTTGACTCAGAAGCGTCCTAGAAGCCACGGAAACGGTCGCAGAGCCGTTATCTACCTGTGGTCTAGCCAATGTCACCACCGAGCGGCCACCAGCGTTTAAATCGCCTGTAACCAGTTGACCAGTAGCAGGAGCGCCGTTGTACGTCACCACATAAGCGCCAGACGTTCCGCCGAGAAAGTACTTGCCGCCCATGTAAAGAATCGAGTCCAGGCTTACAGGCAAAGCATCAATGCTAGAAGAAATAGCATCCAAGCCCTCAAGCGTTGTTGCAGATGTTGAAGCATCTGAGATGTAATCTGTCCCAGCATCACCATACGTCCATTTTTGTGTTTTGAAGTTGTAGATGATGAGCTGGCGCTGTGCAAAGGTTGTCTTGAAGTTCCAGATAATCAGCTTACGAACAGGGTCAACCGCCGCGCTCATTGTGTCAAAGGCGCTCTCGTCTGCATTAGAGAAAAACCAGCGATCAACCTTCTCGGAGCCAATGCCCTGCACTTGTTGACCATCGCACATGTAAAAGCCATCGTCCGACAAGAAGAACGTCACGCCTTGAGTCTGAGCAATTGAACCTGCTGCAATGCAGCCCTTGCCACGGCTGATGTTGTCAAACTGGAATATGAAGGGTGTGCCGATGTAGCTCATCCGGCTGATGCCCTTTTCCATGAACACCAGACCAAACTCACCACCACGGATGCCAACGATCTGACCACCATCAGCGATGTCTTGGAAATCAGCCTGAGTGACTTGGCTTGAACCCCATGCGGTTTCATCGTTGATACCAGACCAACGAACCCGAGATGGGTAAGTGGTGCTTGACTCATTGGTGAAAGCAGTCACAACGAAATCACGAACAACAGTCAAAAACCTGCAAACAGGAGCGCCAGCAGCAAGGTCAGCAAACGCTGTTGATGTGCCAAGTGTGTAGGCTTGCATTGGGTCACTGAAGTTTGTCCCAATAATCACATTGCCAAACTGAGTGAAGCGGAAACGATCACTGAAGGCATTGGGCGTGTAGCCGCCAGACTTTGATACGTTTGTCAGTGCGCCAACACCAGACACATCGTAAATCTTTGTCAATCCAGCAGCAAACAGCTTTGTGGCGTTAGCAGGAGTCTTACCAGCAACCAGTGTCGTGAGGTTTTCAGCGGCAGCAGCAGAAAATGTTGCAGCAGTCGGCAAAGGCCCGTAACCAATGGCCTGAGAAACCACGTTCTTGGCATCCATCAAAGCGCCAGAGATACCTGGCTGATCTGGCATCCATTCGCCAAAGTTCAGTGTTGTAGTTGCCATGAGTTATTCCCGTTCGATGATTGCGCCCATGTGTTGCTTGACGCAGCAACATCAGACCAAGTGTTATCAGAAACGCTTATCGGAGTCCATGCGTTTGAGTCGCTTGATACTGGTGACCATGTGTTATCAGACTCAACAACATCCTGCCAACTTCCGCCATTTGATGCGCTTACCGTTACAGATACAGTGCAAGAGACTGAAGCAGCGCCAGCATAGTCAGCAGTGGCCGCAGCATCAACATCGGACACACAAGTGACAGACGCAACACCATCAGCAACAACACCACCCAGAGCCGTAACAGTTGCCACGCACTCAACAGCAGCATCAGCCGTGCGAACCCTGATTGCTTCAGCATTGACACTTGCTTCAGCCGTTACGCTGGCCGCAGCATTGGCAACAATACCGCCAAGAGCCTCAACAGTTGCAGTGGCAGTAATCGCAGCATCGCCAAACTGAACCCGTGTGCCACTTGCCGTAACAGTTGCGTTAGCGGTGACTGCACCAGACCCAAACTGAACCCGAGTTGCATCAGCGGTGACTGTTGCATCAGCAGATACAGCAGCACTTGCAAACTGGACTCTTGTTGCGTCAGCAGTTACCGTAGCTGTTGCGGTAACGCTTGCATCAGCAAATTGCACCCTTATAGCGTCAGCAGTTACAGACGCAGTACAGGCTATAGAAGCCGATGCAAGTTGAACACGGACAGCATCAGCCGTTACTGTTGCTGTTGCATTGACGCTTGAGTAAGCATCCCACAGCGTTACCGATGTTATGTAGAGTTCACTGTCCAGCGTGAGCGTCAGATCATCAAGACTAGCTTTTAGCTGGTCAAGACTATCTATCGTCCACGGTGGCAGCAAGTCGGCCATATTATGCGAATGTCACGCTCAAAGAACCAATGGCGACACGGAAAACGTCACCAGTAGCAATTGCTTTAGACGCATCCAATGGCGAATGAAACAGCAGGTTGCCAGACGTAGACGCATCACGAATGCCGATATAAGCCACAGTGCCCCAAGAGCCAGTGGCTTGAGGGAATTCAATGGCCGCGCTGTTCGTGCTTACGCCGTTTGATGGTGCGCCAAACGTGATTGCTTGACGCACATAAGCGTTACCAGTGACTTCTGTGCCAGTGTCTGCATCGGTTGGGTCAGAGGTGTACAGCGCCAAATACACAGTCGCTGGACTTGTGTAAGACGTATTGCGGAGAGTTGCGTTAATCAGCGCATTCTCAAGATAGTTCGACATTTCAGACATGATTCACCTCACAGGGTTGTTTTGATTGCAAGTGGTACGCCTGAATACTGACCTTGTTCATCAGAGCGTGTGATTGATGCCATTGCGCGATCAAACATAGTTCCCCATGTGTTGATTCGTGCATCATCCATGAGGTATGGCGATGCCTCAAGCAAAGCGCCATAAAGCAAGGCATCAGGCGTGTTCGCCAAAAAAACGTTGCTTGTGTTTGTGTCGCTCAAGAATGCAGGAGCGGCAAAGTAAAAAAGCTGGACTGTGTAAACAGTGTCAGGCACTGGCGACAACTGAAAGTCGTTTGCCAACACGGTGTAGCTGTTAGGCTTGCCGCTTTCCCAAGTACGGGTGTTGCGGTTAAATGCCGATGGGCTGAAGTAGCTCAAGGGCTGAACAGGATTGCCAACAACAACAAAGTCACGCACTTCAAGGAAGTCGCTTGGCAGCTCAACAGTGCTATCAGCAGCCACAGTTGCAGTGGTCACGCTCTTGAGCATTTGACGAATACGCAGATCACGGCGTAGACGGGTTTCGGCCAAACGGATGAAGTCGGGGATTTGTGTGGTCAGATCAGTTCGCGCAAGATAGCCAGCGATTGTTGTCTGCAAATCAGAGTAACTGGTAAAGCTCATTTAAATTACTCCTGGGCGAGTACGCCATGCGCGATTGTCTGGATTGTTCAACCACATCGCAAATCGAGCGTTATCAATGACATGGAACCCACGCATGATGCCTTGATGATTCAAGTCATCAATTGCAGTTAGCGGAATGGATGCGACCTTGTTGCCATACAAATCATCAGACCATTTGGCCCGTTCGTCATAGCTGTTGTACTCTTGCTTATTGCGCTCAACAATGGCAGATACATCTTGAGCAGTTTGAATGACCAAACCGCCTTCACCATCAGCGTGAGCAACAGATTTGCGAAATGTAGGGTTTTCCATGATTGACATTGTATCTTTAATGAAGTGAATAAAAAAGCCCCATCAGACGACATGGCTCCACGTTCTTCCAATTCTTACGCCTCTAACGCATCCAGCAGAAACCCCAAGCTCCCTTGCAATGACTGCATGAGGCAAGTCACTTTGGCGTATCAGTCTGACTTTTTCCTCGTTCAGCAGCGACTTACCGTTTCCAAGTCCGACAGGAGCAACAGTCCTTTTCCGACCTTTTGCGATCATGTCTTGCGTGTTTTCCTTAGGCGTTCCAAGAATCAAATGCTTAGGATTTGTACATTCTGGATTGTCACACTTGTGCATGACAAACATTCCAGGCGGTATTTCTTGATTGTTGTGAAACATCCATGAAAAGCGATGCGCTAAAAAATCCCCATCTTTTTTGGCCCCTTTAGAAAAAGAACCATAGCCACTTTTCTTTTTCCCTTTCCACTTCCAACAACCATCTGTTTTTTCAACAAAACGCCAAAATCTTTCTTCTGGTGGAGCTTGGTTTTTGATCCCAGCAAGCGGATCGCCATACTTTCTATTTCTCTGATAGTGCATATGGCAGAAGCCATGCGCGTAAATTGTCTTCTCGCAGTTTTCAACGGTACACATAAAAATGCCCCCACAAGTTAATGTGAGGGCATTATATCAGGTCTAAGCCTGTCCCGTGTTACGAGAGATCTGCAATGATACCATGCGCGGCCTCGTTGCGAATCTCCAGAGTCAATTCGGCCAACAGTTGAGTCTTCTCGCTGTCGCCTGTCTTTGCCAGCTCGATGGTCTGGAAAGGACGCAGGTAAGCCACGGCAGCCATGTCGGGATCAACCAAGAAGGCTGTCTCGTCACCAGCGTTGGTGCTGTTCATGAAGCGGTTAGGCACAACCGAGATAGTGCCGAAATCGCTCATGTACACATCAGCAGCGCCGATGATGGTGGTTGGCTCGTTGGAAGGAGCCATGTAACGCTGGGCAGCGATACCAGCGAAAGCCGACACGACTTGCTTGTGGGCAGGGTTGACCATCAAGACTTTAGGTGTGCCGCCAGCAGTGTAAACCTCGGCAACCACGGTCTTCAAGATGGTTTCGGTGAAGGTACGGTCAGTACCGTCAGTACGGGCAGTAGTACCGCTAGCACCAGCCACGCCATCAGTGCCGCCGTCATAGTTGGTGTTCAACCATGCTTGCAGACCGCCCAATGTACGGGCAGTGCTGGAGTTACCAGCAGCCGACACTTGGTTCGACAACAGAGTCAGTTCGATGTTGCGCTTCAGTTCAGCCGACACTTTAGCCAACTGATAAGCCTTTTCAGACTTGCGGCCAGCTTTGTCAACTGCTTCCAGAGTGCCAGCGACAGCAACAGACTTGGTGAAAATCTGAGTGCGGTTACCGATACGGGTTGTTGGCGATGCGGTGATGCTAGAGGCATCAGCACCTTCAACTGCGCCACCCAAAGCAGGAGCGGCCAAGCTGTCAGTCTGCCACTCGTGATAAGTTGCAGTCGCCTTTGTCTTGCCGATGGACGACATGAAAGGTGTGTCGGTGGGGCTGATGTTATAGATAACGTCAGAGAGGTCTTCGCGCATACCGATAGCGGTATAGGTTTGGTAGGTTGCCATTTTTAAAGCTCCAAAGATTTAAAGGAATCGTTCAAATGCAGCAGCAGCATCACGGACTTTGCCGGATTGACGCAACCGTTGCATCACTTGCTTTTCTTGCGATGACTTAGTATTTGGCGTTGATGTTCCTGGCTTCAGCATCTTGGGCGCTTGCTGGACTTTCTTCAAAGTCTCGGGCTTACCCTTTTGCAGTTGCTCAAACTTCATTGCTTTATACAAAGTCAACACAGCACGATGGTCATACACTGAGGCGAGTTCCTGATCCGACCATCCAACAGACTTTGCATATTCTCGGATTTCTTTCCGGATAGCATCACCTTTTGGCGTAGCCAGTTCTGGGATAACAGACGTGAGCTTTTCAGATTCAGACTTGAGATGGTTTTGCAGGGACTGCTGCTGCTCCGCTTGTTGCTGTTGGGCAATGCGTTGCTGTTCGGCACGAACGACTGCAAGTTGCTTCTCACGCTGAGACTGTTCCGCTACCTTCACGGCATAGCCGATGGGGTCTGTCTCTTTCAAAACTTCCAAATCCTCACCCTTATTCTGTTGGCTCAAGAAGCTATCGAGTGCCTTCAGTTTCTGGGCGTAGGCCATACGCTCTTGTTTAACATGCTCAAGATGTTCACGCTCGGCTTCCATAGCCTTACGCTGTTCAGCAAGAGCTTGAGACTTTTGGGTGTAATCCTTGCTTCGTTGATAGCCGTTAATCAGTTCGTCAAGTTCGACCTCGACTTCCTCACCACCGACTTTTGCTTTGTAGCGGGGTTTTACTTCCTCTACAGGCTCTGATTCTTCTGAATACTCAGTTTCCTCAGATTCAACTTCACCATTCGCTTCAAGTTCTTCGGATTGTTCTTCTGGTTGGCCTTCATCGGCTCCGTCATCACTACCCATCAAACCCATAAACGCATTGGCGGCTTGGTTTACGTTCAGGCTTTCACTCCCTTGCGGGTTGGTGTTTTCCATTTGTCATCTCAGTTTTCACCAGAAACCGTCTGGACTGCGGGTGAGTTTCCTCACAGAATCTTCCACTTCTTTTCCTGTATCTTGGTTTCTGCGGCAATGCCTTGCAGGTGTCCAACAAACAAGTCAAGAGTCTTGATGTGGCTGTAAGCGGCTTCACGCTCCTCAACCTCATCTCTATTCGTGTTAATTATCACACTAATCTGCTGATTTTTCAAATCATCCATGACTTTTACGAAAAAGTCATCCTTCAGCAGGTTGTTTGCCCACTCAGCTTGCAGCTTTTTGTCCATATTGGCTTTGAATTCCTGAAATGATGTCAGAGATAGAGACTTGTCTTCCATTCAAGCCGCCGATGATGTCATTGACACCGACAGTTGGCTTTGTCTGGAATTGCTGAAGAATATCAGGCATAGCAAACGACTGCTCAACCGGCTGCATCTGCTGTTGCATAAATGGAACAGATTGGTAATTCAGCGTGTTAATAACGTCTGACAAGCTGTAATTCATCTGTGTTGGCTGAACTTGCTGGTTTGCCCATTGGGTTCCTTGGAGCAAATCAGGAGAACCAAAGTCAAGCGCAGCCGATGGCGTAAATGCCATGCTGTACTCAGGAGCCTTCCACTCAGAAGGGATCGGCAGAATTGGATAACCCGTCTGCTCATCAGTTGTTGCCTGTGGCTGATCCTTGGCAAGCGCAGCAGTAACAGCAAAAGGCGCAAGAGCCTTAACCAAGTCCAGTGCGGCCAACTCGCCAGATATGTCTTTTGGCGCTTCTTCAGTAGGCTCTTTTACTTCTGGTTTTGTATCTACAGGAACAAACGCTGTATCTGTTGCATTTGTAAAAGAAAGAACATTAAATGATGGGTCTACAGTTATAGTACTTCCATCATCCCATGTATACGTCATTGTTCCATCATCACTCTGTGTGTAAGCAGATGTATTTTCTTGGGTATAAAAAGGAGTATTAACATCAACTGGAACACCAAAATTTTGAACAGGGAAATCAGAGATATTTGCAATAGAAGGTTGCCCAATTGCCTCTAAATTCAATGATGTATCAATCGGTGGAGCCAACTCAGGATAAGCAGCAATGACATCAAGCTCTGTTGGCGATGTTGCTGGATCGTAACCAATGCCAGGCTCTACGCTGTTAATGTACTGGTCAGCAGCCGACAGCTTTGCCTCGTTGATGCCAGAGGATATACCGCTTTGCAAAGCGCCCTTCAAGAAATCGCCGCCTTGTGCTTCAGCTAGTGTTCCGCCTATCACTGCATCAGCCGCAACATTGCCAGCCGTACCGCCTCCAAATGTTTGTGCAACTTCCGGCCTTACATATGCGCCAGCCTCATTTGCAACATAAGATATAACGGCAGCTTTTGCCGCATCTTCTATGTCTTTACCTTGAGCAAGTTGCAAAGCAGCAACACCAATGGGGCCACCAAAATAAGACGCAGCCGCATTTGCTGCAAAGTTCAAAAGTTTGTTATCTTGAAGAATGTTTGCAAGATCATTACTTGAAGCGCCTGAAGTGTAAAAAACAGGAGTGCCATCAGGCGCAAACTGGACGCGATAGCCAGTATTTCCTTTGCCAGCAAAAGTGCCGCCCCAAGCGTTCCCCGTTTGGCGTTCGCCATATGTGCTTGGGACTTGTTGACCAGTGACTTTGTTGCCATATGTCGTAACAACCTTATCTGGCCCATAACCGACAATTACGGCATCATCATCGCCACCTCGACTTTGATAAATAGGATCACCACGAACAGTTTGCTTAATTTCACCAAACTGCCGAATGTCAGTAATGCCAATACCAGCAAGAATCTCAGCCATGTTTTTGGCATTGGCTTCAGCAGAACCAAAGCCCTGCCCAGACCATTGTGAGGCGGTTCCTTGAGCAAGAATTTGTTGAGTTAAATTCTGTTGCGCTTTTGCAAGGTCTTGTTTTGCTTGCTGCTGTTTTATAGACTCAGCCAATTGAGGATTGTCTTTTTGAATTGCAGCAAGTGCCGCAGAAAAATCAAAACTTACGGGTAGTTTGAAATCTGGAAGGGAGAATCCGAATCCAGTAGATCCCAAACCCGGAGTGTTTGCGATTTCTTGTGGTGTCATACATCACCCCGGAATTTCAATGTTGGAAGTAATGCCAGCGCCGACCTTCATGGCCTTCAACTGAGCTTCTGCCTCAAACTCTTGCTGCTTCATCATGAAGTGCATATTCATCTTCTCACGCTCAAGCTGGAGCTTTGATGCTTCCTTCTCACGCATGATCTGAAGCTCGGCCTCTGCTTTGTCACGTTGAAGTTGCAATTCAAGCGCAGCCTTTTGGCGTTCAAACTCCAAATCAGCTTGCATCTTGGCTTGTTGCATCTGCATATCAGCCTGGAACTTAGCCTGTTGTCCTTGAATCTCGGCTTGAGTCTTTGCCATGTAAGCCTGAACCTCTGGAGGCATTTGCGGCTGCTGTGGTGGCGGGTTGGACAATTGCTGATCTTGCTCGGCACTGATTGGCTTGAAGAACTCAGCGGAGTCTTTAAAGCCAGCAGCCTCAACCATACGGCCAAGAGTGCCGCGATACTGACCAAACGAAACCAATGGGTTTGCTGGACCGTATTGAGCAATCATTTGCTCTTGTTTAGCCAAGACCATGTTGAGCATTGCCATTTGCTGGTCGCGGTTGCCGTTACCCAAACCAACATTGATAGAGATGTCAAACTTGTTAGCCCATGTGCGAGGGTCAATAGTGACATACGTGCCGCGCAAGCGAATGATGCGCTCTTTTTGCTGGTACTTGGTCACCAAGTGCATGATGCCTTCAAACAGCTCTTTAACGCCTGATTCTGCAAAGATACGGGCAATCAGTTCAATCTTGCCAGCACCAGCTTGCTGCATAGAGGCCACGGCTGCGGCAGTCACGTTCTGCAAAATGTTGGCATCAAGACCTTGAGACATTTCAGTCACGCCTGTGCGCTTGGCTTGGACAGAATCCAAGTATTGCAGCATTGGGAACGACTGGTTAGCCATGTTCTGCACTGTCAACTGTTGGACAGCACCTGGAGTCTTCACG